TGGGCAGTCGTGCTGACGCACAAAACTATGAAACATTACGTCTTTCCTACCTCCACGTGCGCGGAGTCAAGAAAGTTCTTGTTAAGCTTTGCACGTGTCCTGCTCAGAAGAGCCCCCAGCGGCCGTATCGCTGGGCAAGTGACGTTGATATACAATCCGCTACGGATTCCCGACTTGGAGTGTACAGTCAATGACAAACAAGATCACTTGGGTAGTTCTGGTATTATTACCCCCAGGAGGGTGTTTTTATTTTACGGTGGTGTCACAACGACGAGGTTGAGAATCGGAACATTGATGAAATAAATCGCATCAAAGTCCGGCCCCGTCGAGTAAAACACATTGGTGAGGTTTCCCTGCAAACTGTCGACACTGCTCGACTTGTTGTAGCGCCACTCAACCTGCCACCAATCCGACTTCCCGTCCGAAAGAGCATCTGTGTTAGAATACTCCGCGTACAGGTCAGACACGGTGAACCCAGCTCCCGAATAGTACGGAAGCTGGGCACTCAGACCAGCGTTGGTCTTCGTGTTGGTGAGTGCTTGGCCAGTGGCCCCGGAATCCAAGATCCGGATGGCGTTACGGGCGTTGGTGCTGGGTGTGGCAGCATTGTTGAGCAACACGTTGAAATTGGGTCGACGCTCACCGGACGTCAACCCCGCACCGTCCTGCAACCGCATGATCGACAAGGAGTCGATGTCGGTGCCAGTGTTAGCCTGGTCAACATTCACGGTCACATTCACACTACCTTTGTAGCCAATGTAGCAACTCGTGATGGCCACAATCGGGTGCATCATCGTGTAGAACACGGTCTGGCCAGGGCCGGTCGTCGTGGTACCGAACCACCAACCATTGTTGTACACACCCGGTGGCGGGGGCATGCGCTTGATGGGCATCCGGACGACGCCCATACCTGGTGTCGTGTTCGTTGTGCCAACGGTGTGCACGAACGACAAGCTGGTACGATGCAAGAGCTGTCGTAAACTCGACACGCGTTCACCAAACACCTGGTGGTACACGCTGTTTGCAGGCTTGACGGGCACAACAGTCTGTGCCACCTCGCCGTCATCATACTGCACGTCAGACTGAGCGACGGCGGCCGTAAGTCCACTCAGGGACATCATGTCGTTGTTGCCAGTGTTGTACACGATGTAGTCCTTTGGTGCTGCGAACTCAAAGTCATCTCCGGCCTGCACAAAGACCAGGATGGTCGCTGTTGACGAAGCCTCCGGAGCTGTGAGTCGGTTGAGCACCCGTACGTTGATGACGCCGTTAGCATTCGAGCTGACCTGGCTTGCTGGTGAAGCATTGGTGTTCCATTGCACCGAGCCGGTTCCCAAAAACGACCCAGTATCAAGGAAGAGGCGGGCCTGGCTGTAGGGTAGGACCATTGAGCACTCACTCTGCTCATCAAGGTCCATGATCGTGGTCACTGTGTTGGGGTTACCCAATGACGCTCCTGTGGCCAAATCATCACAAGCGGCATCCCAGCTGAGCTGTAGACGACCCCTGTGATACGGCGACCGGACGACCTTGAACGTGAACTTGATGGATCCGCGCCAATACTGGAAGTGGTTGGCGAGGTAGCTCATGGGCACGTGCGCAATCTGGGTGGACGACCTCTGAAACATCCGCGGCGTGACGAAGCTTGTGAACAAGGCTTCACCAGGCGGTGAGGTCGTAGGCCAATTGAGACCGACGACAAAACTCGAACGAGTGACAAAACTCTTGATGTCCAACTCGTCGTGTGGTCGCCCACCGTGTTGAGCGGCACCGAGTGCTGTCTCCTGCTTGGCATCCAGCGTGAGCTTCGTGACAGGTTCTGAGATGTCAGCACTGGCCATGCTGAACGGCACCGGCTTCATCGGCCGAACATCCGAAACATTGGGCACGTTGGTGAAGCCAAAAGCGCTGGCTATCTTGCCAACACCGTTGGCCACCATCTCTGTAGCACGCGCATACGGCCCGATCACGGGGGCGGAACCAAGACGTCCAGCCGCATTCGCAACGGCAGTTGCAGTTGTGCTGATCTGGCGATCCGGCACGAACTCCGACTGCATCACGGGCAAGTTCGTGGGTCGAGCGAACTTGACATCACTAGCCCATGCGTACACGGAAATGTCGACATTAGTCGAGCTGGTGCCATTGGCACTCAGCAGGGGCGCATACTGTATGAGGGAGATCCTACCCATCTTGTCCAAATTGCTGGACAAACGCGTGTCGATGTATGGGTAGGGGAACAGGAACGGAAGTTCCATCTCCGCAGTGGAGCAGTTTTGGTTCTCAAGCCAAACGTGCGGCTTCTGAGAGAAAGGCACTAGAGTGACGTTGGTCGCACCCGCGACGGCTGTGTCTAGCCGCCAGCCTGTCAGAGGTGTGTAGGCAGCCATCAAAGACCCGTAGTAAAACGGGGATCCGTTGATGAGGAACTTGAGGTGCAACTTGGCCCGCATCAGGCCAAAACCTTGGAGCTTCTCGGACATGCTCAGATTGGCAAAGAAGAGCTGCCATGGACTGAAATCTGTCTTAAGACCGTTGGCGCCGTTCTCGGCCCAGGCATAGCTGAAGATAAGACGGGGACGCTCGAGGTATGATCCAAGATCCTGGCTCAACTGCATAGAACTGCTGAGATCATCCACATGCATCTCGGCAGTGACAACCATGCCAGGCGGTTCATTCGCGAACACAACCTGCTGCTGCTTCACGTCCCTCGACACACCTGGCTCAGCACCTGGCACACTGGACGTGTCATAAGTAACATCCGCTTGGGCCACGGCGTCCCACTTCTTCTTGCGTTCCCTGCGCAATCGCTGGGACCTCACTTTGTTGATGGCTAGCGCCACGACTTTAGGGGCCATTTCCCTATCTTCAGTCGTGGGTGATTTCTTATTGGTTCTGTTGGGGTTCTTGCTGAAATCATTGTTGTCGGGATCGGGCGAGATCTCAATCGCACCGTCCGTAGGAACTCTTGCGGCGGACAACCTGACGCCTCCGTAAACACGGTCTTCGGGGTACTGCCCCATGGTGGTCGACCCCCAAGCATCCACGCTCCACGACGCCTGCAGTTCCAGTGCAGTTGCGTGGCAGTAACTATGCTCAGTTGGAGTGGTTTTGGCTTCGCCGGGCACCAACATCCGAGCCCTGAGTTTGGGTGACGCGTTGACAAAGCGCGTGACCATTTGGTTCCACGTTGGTGGCGGGTTCTCCCTCATGCGGTACTTCAATTCGTCCGACTTAGGAATGCCAGCAATGAGACTCTGAATGTCCGTGAAGAACTCTCGGTCGTGGAAAAACGCTTCAGCTTGCGCAGAGGCTATGCTGGCCGCCTGCTGCTCCTCAGCACTCGTGCTGTGCGAAGGCACGGTGTAGCAGAGCATTTTGTAGATGCTCCGCTTGTCCAATGCCGCAACTTTCATGTCCGGGAATGCCGAATGATCGCGGAAACTGCGCTTGAGAAACGTGACCTCCTCCAGAGGTATGAAGGGGACTGACTCCGTGGTCTTGTCGGCCATGGTATACTTGATGCCAATGGCGGCAAACACCTCCCTGATGCTGGTGTGGTTGAACGTGCTACGGTCAGGATGGACTTTGAGGTACACATCGTCACCAAGCGTATTCTTGAACACCATCACAAAGAACTCTCTCGCACACCTCAGGTACTCGTCGTAGTCATCACTATGCTTGTGAATGATCACATACGCGTACATGTGGAGGAGCACATTCACGATGCAGTTGAAGAAAGTGGTGAGCTGATGCCCAGACGCCTCACCTCCAAAAAGTGTGATGAGTTCACCGAAGAAGTTGATCGTGGCATTGCTGATGTCAGCAAGCATGACACGGAGGGCCATGTACTCGTACGCATCGAAGTTGCCACTGAGCTGCACGGGGTGCAGGAAGACCTTGCTGGCCGCATTGCCCAGCAAGAAACAGATCACGGCTTCGAAGGCTTCGAAGTCACCGGCCACCCACAAGTCGCCCGGTATCTTCTGAGCGAGACGATGGATGTCATCCCACTCTTCAGAATGGGTATTGAGCCCCACAGCAATGCCCATGACGTCGCGCTTGCGGATGAGCACCCTACAAAGTCCGAGCGTGCTCATGCGCACATTAGTGAGGAAGGCAAGCGGACACATGTAGATGGCGCGCGCCTTACCAAGCGCCACCTTCGCCTTCGACAGCATCTCATTCTTCCAGCACGCGTCGTATATAGCATGTGGCCTCGTGCCTGCACGCATCATGTCACGCATCTCCTCAACTTCACGCAAGGTGTCAGCATCGAACCTGCGGAAACTGTCCCACACATCGTACTTCTCGGGCTCTGTGAGAAACTGGAGCTTGGGCCCACGCTTACCGTGTCCTGCAGAAGTGGCGTGTTTCTGGGCATCAACGTTGGGCACACCGGGGTAGCCGTTGACAGCGACCTCAACAGGCACAGGGTGGATGTCACTCAGGTCCTCTTCGGTGAAGTTCTCGGCGATATGCTCCTTGTACGCCTCAACACACGCACGCACAACCATCTCGTTCATGCTGTGCGTGGGATGCAAGTACTTCTCAAGCACCATCTGGGGTTGTTTCCAGCCAGAATTGCGAGGTGCACTCATGTTGTCCACGATGGGCGGATCAAACTTGGCGCCAGAAGCGAACACATGTTGGGCATACGGGGTGTACGTTCCTGTGAACTTGGGGCGCGCGACAAACGACTTAAGTTGGCCGTGCGTCATGATGTGCCCATCCCTGTGGTAATCCGTGTAGAGCTTGTCCTTAGGACCGAGTGACAAGAACTGACCAACCTGGGCAATAGGATACGCGGGCTTGATGATGCCAATCTCGGGATGGCGTTCGTCATCAAAGTCTTCCCGGCAAATCTTCACAGCCCACGCAGTACAAGTAGACGGTACGAGGCCAGCGTGAATTCCGACGATCACGCTGCCCAACGTGCTGTGCACGAACAAGGGCGAACCGCACTCACCAGCAATGGTGGCCCTCACGGGTTGTGACCGCCATGCCTCACAGAGCACGTCAGTAGCGCCATCAAGTCCCTGCAGGGCATCTGAGGTCACACCGACAAGCTCGAGGTCTTCGACGGAACGGTCCTTGTGCACGACGTAGTACGAAGAGGGTCCAACACTCTGGAAACCTCTCTTGGCGATCATGTGCTTGATGTCCTTGAACCTGTGGGGCATGCCCCAGGTCTTGACGATGGCTATGTCTCGAGCGGGGTAGCGACGCACCATGTCCTCTGTGATGGTGAGCACAACACTGGGCCTGACACCTTCCTCAGGCACAGGGCCGAGGAAGAGCTCAACGCTGCAACCAGGTACCAATGCATGGTTGTTTACCACGAAAGTTTCTGAATCAATCACCAGCACACGCGTTTTCGCAGTGCCTTTCCCGAGTGGCATGTCACCACGGATGTGGGCGTACACAAGATTATTGTGCACACCACTCATCGACTGCTTCGAATCATGTGGCCTCCGCGGGTCGACGTCGAGCTTCGTGATGCATCGTTCCTTGACGGTCCAAACATTCTCCTTTTCATCGCCACGTACAGTAGGGCGACGTCCGACATCGCTCAAGTCAACCTGTGCGACCTGCTCTGGCTCAGTGGGCTCGAACTTAGTCTTACCCTTGCCCATGTACATGGAGAACAACTTGGCAGCTATAGCAACTACTGACACAACCGAAATGGCAGCAAGCAAGCCTTTGACAACTGTACTACCACCACCGAGCCTCATGTCATAGGTCGCACCAGCTCTAGAGAGGACCGACCTATGGTCGCTGAGTGAACGGTTGATACACCATGTGATGAGAGAACTCACCACCGGCACACTGACCAACCTGTTGACAATGGAAAACAACCACCGCTTCTCGAAGTATGCCACGGCAAATTTCACGCCAAGGCGCTCGTACCAAGTACTCCGCGTCTCGCCCAGCAAGAACTCACGCGTTTCCACACGCTCAGGGTCCTCCATGGCCTTAGCATAGTACTTCACGTAATCGTAGCCACCCTTGATGATGTCACGCATATTCCAGCCGTGCGCGATGTGCATAGGCGCCTCCTCGTACAAGTACACGTCAAGGCAGCACAACTCACGGGCTGTGAAGGTGGGACAGAAGGTGACAATGCGATCACGGAGCCACGCAAGATTGCTCTCCAGGAAGTGACCCCTGGGTCCACACTCTGGCACGAAGCTCAGGTACGTGAGATCGGGCGAATCATCAACTTGGGAGAACAAACCATCGCTGAGGCAATTGAGCTTGTCACGTGGATCAAGATCCTCAAACTCCGCGATGCGAGTGTCCACACAGGCGTTGATGCGAGCTGCCATGTCTTCCTCCGAAAGGTCGAGCTCTGGATCACAGTACACAATGTTGAACCACTTGGAGATGTCCGCATGTTCGTACACTTCATGCACATAAGCCAACATGACTTTGTTGCTCGCGTACTTCCCGATCAGGTAATGCTTGTGCCCAGATATGGCACCATGACGTGTCCTGTGGCGCTTGTAGCAAACCCCATCAGATTGGACCTTCGCAGCCACTGTGCCAAAAAGAATCTCGTCATGACCTTCCTCACGGTTGCACCTACAAATCGACTTGGGCAGCTGGCATTCACACACCTCCTCAGGACCAAGCTGACCGACAGTTTTCATGAGCTGGTCTTGGTGTGCAATGTGCTTAGTGTACACTTCTGTCATGTACTCAAGCAAGTCGGCGTAGTGGTCGAAAACCTTGTGGCGACGGAACTCACCACGTTGGCCGTTCACCTTTGGTACACACACCTCGAAGTGCCACAAGTCTGGGTACTGCTCACCAGCAGGGATCTTCGTCACATCGATCTTGTCCTCACCGGGCACTCGATACTGTTCCTTCACAGTGGGTGTGATCCGGACAGTCATTCGTCTGATGAATGCAGCAGTGCTGTTGAAGTACAGACTGGCATTGAGATCTTCTACGTTGCTCGTAACGCCAACCCATTCCGACAAAAAGGGGATCTTGCCCTTGTCAGGTAGATCCGCCTGTGGTGTGACGAAGGGAATGTTGTTGATAGCCGTGATGATGTCACCAATAGACGGGTCGACTCCTTGCACAACGTTGGCTCGATACTTGGCCGCATCGTCGTACAATACACCAGCAAAGTGTGACTTGTAGCCAGAGTAGTAATCCTCGTTCTCTGTGCGCGTCCACATAGTGCAGCCTTCCTTCTTGATACCACGAATGGAACAATAGTGGTTGAACAGCCCAGTCGCGATGAAAGACTTAGCAACACCAGCAGTGCCGTACAAGAACACGCCAATCGGTGCCCTTCTGAATGAAGCAGCAAGCATGCTGATGCGTTGGCGTTTTTCGATGCACTCGAGCTCGAGAAGAACGTTGAGCAAAATCGAGTGCTCCTTACCTGTCTTGAAGTACTGCTTCAACTTGGTGCCCATGTCAATTGCATCCTTGAGCTCGGCGAGGTAGGCAGGAATGGCCATGCCCACCGACGATGGGTTGTTCAAAAACTCGGCCTGCTTCCTGAGCACGGCTGCGTTGTCGAGCCAACCTGTGAGCACAGCGTCGTCGATGAAGAAACACTCAATCGAACCAGTCTGTAGTGCTTGCCTACCGGCCTTGGCTAAGAAAAGCACGAGGCCCACAATGGCGTCAACAAATGTGAGCACATTCCAGATGTTAGGGCGGATGACTTTCTTCTCCATCTTGCCAAAGAACTCGATGTCAAAATCAATGCCCATCTTATCGTAGAGGGCCACAGCGACAACATGATTGAAGACCTTCATGATCTTGTTGCCGAGTGCGGAACCAATGACACGCTTAGTATTGCTGTACAATGCGTCAAGAATGTCGATCCAGTCGGTGCCGCTCTGAAAGAACGGCAGATCGGGTGCAATCTCCTCAGTCAGGGTGTCCATGATTCTGAGTGCTGACCCGAGGCAGGACCTACCAACAACGGTGTGGTAGAAACTGCAGAGCGACACAAATATAGTGCTCTTCGAAGCAGCATTGCGGAACTGGAAATACAGCGCCAACAAGGCTTCAACAATGAGCACAACATTGTCGTTCTCTTCCGAGTATATGGGACTGCGAGGTCCAAATATCTCAGGCTTGTGTTTGAGAGCTGCCCCTTTGGCGGCAAGCTCTAGCGTTGTGAAGATCTCGATGGAAGCTGGGACAACGAATTTCATTGCGGGTATCGGGGGTTCTTGTTGGTTGTCTCTGTTTCTTGCGGTTGCACCTTATGCGAGCACTAAATTAAGGATAGCTCCTGGTCCACTGGGCTTCACCTGTGTGTAACTACATCTATTCAAGTCGTGTGACTTATACAGCATGGTCGTCCTCGGTCGCAACTGCGACTGTAACGTACCAACACTTCACGATTCGCGTCGTCCTTTATAGGAGCGGAGAGGCGTTTGCGTGTCTTGCTGTAAAGAGGTCCAGTGGAAACTATTCCACGACTCTACTAGACGTAGGCTTTGTGTGCGTGAGCAGGATGGTACCAAGTGAATGGATTGGTCCTACACAGTCAATGACCAGCACAGATAAAGGTTTTAAAACGATAAACCAGTAACGCGAGACAATTTTATTTGTTTTTGTTGCTAATCTGTTAAGATAAGAGTAGCTAACTCATTTTTATTTTGATTTTGTTGCCAACCGGTTAATATACGGAGGGCTAACGATGACAAATAGGGGGGGGTTGTCGTCTTTCCGACAGTCAAGTATTATAGTTCGATGCAAGCACGTAATTTGCGTGCCGCAGTGTAACAGAACTGGTGATCCATAAACGTCAATGGGTACAGCAGGGTGGAACAAAGCGGGAAACAATCAAACGTGATAGGATCAAGAATTAAGGCCGACCTCTTC